ATTACGCACGAGTGCAAACACATTCAAACAAGCCCTTGATGAACTTGCCAGCAAAGACCCAAACATCCAACAAATTGGGTTGCGTCGTTTGATGGGATTTACGACCACTACAATGGTGGTGCCTACAGCTATGCAAAAGATGGCTCTTGATCTTACGGGCACGACACAAGAACAAATAGATGCTATCCGTGAGAATGGTGCTCCTTGGGAACAGAGTTCTATACTATTACCAACCAGCACAAAAGTTGGAGCCGATGGTAAAAATCAAATTACAGGATATGTTAACTATAGTTATACCAACCCCTATTCATATCTAAACAAACCTGCTCGTGCCATACTGAATGCTGTCAGTAAAGGTGAGGACTTGGGATCTGACACAGGTAAGATTGCTACAGATGCTGTGCTTGGAGCCATGAAAGAAATGTTCGAGCCTTTCGGAAGCGAATCTATTCTTACAGAACGTCTATTAGATACTACCATCCGTGGAGGGGTAACGAGGACAGGAGCAAAAGTTTATCGAGATGAAGCTGACACGCCCGGAGACATTGTTTTCAAAAGTATGGCGCATATCAGCAGTGCCTTTATTCCGGGGGGAGCTAAATTATTTCTTGATGTAAAGGCTCAGAAAAAAGGGACACAGGCTCCGGGCATAGAGATGGGAAGGATGACTCGAGCCTTTGCAGAGAACACGGTTGATCCAGCAGGCAACGAAAGAATGATAGCACAAGAAATATTTCGTGCATTGAGCGGCATTACTGAGACTCAAGTTAAGCCAGAAAATGTACTGATGTATAGAGGATTCGAGTACGGAAGATCTTTACAAAGTGCTTCGCAAATATTTAACTCTGCTGTTTCAACAAGAGGGACGCTAGATCCTGAAGATGCAGTTCAAACTTATCGAGATGCGAATGAAGCTCGATTCCGTATCACAAATGAAATGTACAGAACAATTCAAAACATGCGAAAGTCTGGTTTATCAGATGCAGAAATTAGACGTGCTCTAAAAAAGAATAAGGTAGCTAACGTCGGCGCATTAATGCAAGGTAGATATATACCCTTTAGTCCTAGCACAGAAATAAAGAAACGTGTTCGTAGCTACGGAAATCAACTGCCTCTTGAAGAAATCAACGCTGTGAAAAATGAGTTTCGTCAACGTAGATTAGGTGAACCTGTAGAGCCACAGGTTGAAGAAACTCCCACCTTGGACCTTGAACCTGTGTCACAGGCACCTACAATAGCACCGACCCAACAAGTTGCTGCTGATGACGCTCCTCCGTCATTAGCGCAAGCGGGGGGTGCACCCCTTGGCACTCCCCGCACCTCCCCTCCAGATCCGAGTTTGTTGGGCGGCAATCCAATTGATGCGCTTAAAAATCTACAATTATTTCAAAGGTTACAACAATGAACAAAGACAAGTTACGCGAAGAGATCGCGGAAGATGAAGGGTGCAAATACGAGATCTATTTGGACCATTTAGCTCTGCCAACGTGTGGTGTGGGCCATCTAATTACTGAAAATGATGAAGAGTATGGCAAGCCCGTTGGCACAGTCGTTGAACAAGAGCGAGTGAGAAACTTGTTCGCGTTGGACATAGCTGTGACCATCGATGAGTGCAAAGTATTGTACCCTGACTTCGATGACCTGCCCGAAGAGTGTCAACACATCATTGCAAACATGATGTTTAACATGGGCAGACCCAGACTCAGCAAGTTCAAAGGCATGAAAGCCGGGGTCGATGCCCGTGATTGGAACGCCGCAGCCGACGAAATGGTGGACTCGAGGTGGTACACGCAGGTTCCTAACCGTGCAAGGCGCTTAGTCGATAGAATGCGTGCTCTAGCAAGTGACTGAAAACACTAAATAAAAACATCGATTCTCGTGGACCTCGTGAACAACGGACGTACCGTTATACCTTCAGGTCGCTGAGAATCGATCTTTTTCGGACTCAGCCTTCTGAATTAGGCTCTCAACCTCATGAAGTTTGCTGATTGCCTCATCGATCAGGCTGGACTCGTGCTTCAAGAACAACTGAGTCACAGCCTGGACCGCCTGACTTACAGAAATCTTTGCTTCAGAGAAGTCGTTCATTTTTTCTTCGGTGGCCTGCCGCGCTTCTTAGCCTTTGGTGGACGACCACGTTTCTTGGCAGGTGCTTTGCCGCCCTTCCAAGCTTCGTTGATGGTCGGAGTCTTCTTATCGTCCGCCATCAAACGTCCGTCTTTATCTCTTGCTCTCTCCGGTTTCTTAGTAAGACACGGAAAAAACAAGTTTACAAACTTATCCCATAGATTCATCGTCTATCTCCTCAATAGTTTTATTCCATATAAATATGGGTGTCCTTTCTCCTACATAGGAACCCACCACGTTGTAACCAAAGTACTCAACAGCCTCCTCATCTGTCATACCCTGATCAATAAGAATTTGTATGCACTTGTCAGCATCGTATGCAACAAGGCTTGGATCACCACATCTTTCCGAAGTGCCAATCACTGCTTCTTCAAATCCTGTAGCTAGCACTAAGCCTGAACTCATCCTACTTCTCCCCAGTTTTTACCTAGTTCTGCATCAACCTCGAACGGCACCTTCAAACCTGGCACACAAGTTGACATGATTTCAACAATCTTGTCCGACTGTTCCTGACTTTCGACGCTGAAGCACAACTCATCATGCACTGTAAGCATGGGTGTCAGCCCCTCTGCATGACAATCTACCATCGCTTTCTTTGTCTGGTCGGCACTCGAACCTTGGATCAGTTTGTTCAACGCTTTGTATGTAAAGGCACGACGTATCATACCCTTGCCGCCATACTCTTTGATTGCCTCTTCGAGCTTCATGGCTTTGTTGAATCCAAAGGACCGTGGCTCCCACATGTCAAACCTGCATTTACGCCCCAGCCATGTGCGTATCGAACCGTTCTTCGATGCTGTATCTGCTGCTAGATCAGCTATACCTTTCACAAATGGCACCCTTTCATGGTATTTCTCGAGCAAAGCCTTGGCCTCGATCTCATCGATGTCCATCACACCAGCCAGCTTCTTACGCCCCATGCCATACATGATCCCCAGATTTACAGTCTTGGCTTCCTTGCGAGTGATGTCCGCCAGATCTGCAACCATCTGATGGAAGTCAGCGTTGCCCTCATGATACATATCAATTACACTGTCTATCTGAGGGTGCCTGTGTACGCCCGTTAGTTGAGCACAGTAATGTGCCAGCCACCGTGGCTCTTGTGATGCGTAGTCGAAGCTGCCCCACTGTGTGCCCTCTTCAGGCAAGAACAAGCCACGGATCATAGACTTTATCTCTGGATCTCTGGCCGGAATCTGCTGTAGATTTGGGTGACTCGATGAGAATCTGCCAGTCACCGTGCCACCTTCATCAGAGCGAAGCGGATTAAAATCACAATGAATACGACCGTTACACGAATGTTCAAGTATTGTCTCAACAAAGGTCGTATTGGCCTTGTTAAATTCACGCAATTTCACAATCTTCTTTGCGATAGGATGCGGATGATTGCTAAGAAACTGCTTTGTAAAGGAGGGAGCATCCGTGCCTTCTGTCCTATGGTATTTAAGACCAAGGGCATCGAACGCCTTTGCTACAGATGCAGCCGCCCACGGCTCGACCGTCACCCCGGTATCGGCCCGTATTTCTTCTAACAGTTTCTTTTCTCGTATCTGTAAATCCTTTTGTATCTTCTCTGCCCCGTCGATATCGACACGCACACCTTTAGTTTTCATCTCAAGAAGCACGGGTAACAGACTGGATTCCAACTCAAATATGCTTGTGACTTCATCCTGCTTGATGTCCACACGCAGCCTGTCCCACAGGCGCAGAGTCACAGCAGCGTCCTGTTCTGCATAGCTGCCCACAAACTTCGAGGGCAGTCGCCACATGTCACTCTTCGGATCTACATGATACATAGCCGCCGCAGCCCGTAGCATCTTCTCGTTCTTGTACTCACCAAGGTATTCGCCTGTCAGCGAGTTGAGATTGTAGAATCTACGGTTCTCGTTCAACAGTGGCGCGGCTATCATGGTATCGATTATCGGTCCTTGAACCTCGATCCCTGCCCAGCGCAGCCAGCCCAGATCGTACATGGCATTGTGCATAACCTTCTCAATCTTGGGTGTGGCTAGTTGTTTCTTCAGCCAGTTGACTACCAGCTTCTCCGGCAGGTTGCCATCTTCGTGACGCACAGGATAGTAGCCAACGAAATCACCAGCCGCT